CGAAATTCTTCACGGAAACGTTCATAACTGAACGTCTCACTAGAAGTCATAAATCTGGACAGAAAAAGGTGATCGATCCGGTTCTGAATCCGGCGACGCTCTTGAGTGTCAGGATAAGGAACTTGAACAACCTGTATAAAGGATAATGATGGCAACTTCTCAACGGAAGTATGAGCCAATATCCTTAAGAACTCGTTGTTCATGATTCGATCTTTTAGTTGGATAACATCCTTAACTCCTAAGAAATCCTCATGGAATTCTCGGTTGTCAATAGGATCGTTAAATGCAATGTCAATGTCCTTATTAAGAGATACTGACGCGTTACGGGAGGAGAAGTATGGAACGGCGATGTGACCATCCTTGGCTTTCAGCTTCTTCAGGAGATCGTGGATATATACCCACTGCTCCGTTCGAAGTGTACGAGCCGGAAGGTCTCTAGGCCCCCAAGTGAGGGCCAGACCGCCATGGGAAATAGGAACATTAATGCTCCTAATAGTCTTACCTAAAATCTGTTTATTAACTGATTTGAACAAGTCCTTTACATCTGGACGTTCCGGGTAAAACTTCTCAAGTTCCCTTAAACATTCTCCTAAGACTTTTCCTTTCCTACAAAGGACTGTCTGCTTTCCAGCAGAGATAACCTTATCACCTTTAATTAACTGAGAATTAACAGTTCCATACATTGGATGGACATAGTTTTTTCCTAGGGAGAGAGTGAAGCCAAATAAATGGGCTTCTTTCTTCCACACAGGATATTTCTCAGGGGAACATCTCATAAGGATGTCATCACCATTAATCAAATACTGATTCGGTTTCAGTCCCGATCTTTGAGCCGTTGAATCATTCAATAGACAAAGCAAAGGGAATGAAAGTAGTGAACCCATTAGTTGACCACTCTTCTGGATAATGGGAGTGAGCTCTTTCGAGCCACGATTCCCTTCCGGATAGTACAACATATGAGGGGACACCTCTTTCATCGCCCAACGCTTCGTCGGTAAGTGATCTATCGATTCTAAGATTCCTTCCATTAAAACCTTTGTTGCTTCAATACTGACAGAGTCAGTGGCAGCCGTGTAATCACCTGAGATCCACACAGATTCTTTGTCTCCACTTTCGTAGAGACGTTGAATTGCGGATTCGAGGTGATGAGTGCCATGAGTGAGTATGTACTGTTCTTGTGTCCCCAAAGCAAGCCACATGGCTCGCTGGAGGGGTTTAAGACAAAAAGTACTTGCGTCACCGGCAGTGATTGTCCGGACCTTTAAGGGTTCAACAATCGGCTCGACACGGACAGGTAGAGGTTGTATAGGAGGGTAGGAGGAAAAGGTAAGTTGTTGATTCAAAGTAGAAATTGGTTTTGATAAATCGAATCCTAGAGACTTTGGAAGATTTGGGGAAATCTCCTCATCCCAGAACTCGGAAAAGAAATCAGAAACCGATTCCGACTTGGAATTAACTACTTGTACCCAGTGCATTCTTATGTTATCATGAAACTTTTCTCGATCACGAAATATTTTTGGCAAACTGAATAGGTCAAGAACTGGACACTCCCTCCACATATTGGAGTAGAGGCGTCCCTGTTCTTCCTGGAATTCACTTTCTTGCCGAAAATAATTCAAGCCACGGTTGCCTGCTAGTCGATTCACATCGAAACAGTTAGAATCTATACCATCAAGAGGAGGAACAATGTCTTTTTTCGGAGAAACCCAGGAGGGTTTCTTCTTAAGACAAAAAAGTTTATCTTTCTCGGCAAGTAGAGGAAAATGGAAACGACGCCAAAAGGCGGCATCATCCAAAATTCCATACTGTTCTTTGTAGATCTGATTTAAAGGTGAACCATAGTGCAGATTGGACGTTACGATAATGATAGGTGATGTAAAGTGTCTCCCTTTGTCTTCCAGTGCCGCCATAGGTGGCACATAAGGATTACAAGAGACGAGAGTTTGAAACTCTTTTATATCTTTACCTTCTAAGGACTGACCAAGATCATCAAGAATGACGATCGGTTGTCCACAAT